TATAGGAAAATCATTTAAATATTGTGTTCTAAAACTTTCTAAAAATAAATCAGGAGTTGTATCAACATCTCCAAAAAATTCACTATTAAAATTCATATAAATTGGATTATTAGATTTCTCCAACCATTCATAGTATGCTTCAATAAATCTAGTAAATGTTTTATAATCTTCCTGAATAAAGAGTGGTAATTTTTCTTTTATTAAATACCAATTACTATTGGGTGGGATAAAACTTTTTTGTATACTTTTAAAGTTTAAAGTAAATTCTGTATTATCTACCTTTTTACCTTCTTTAGTTTTTATATAACCAGATAAAGTATGATCACCTTCTGATATATTTGAAAACACATATTGATTGTTTGTATAATCATCCTCTACTTCAAGACCATCAAGATTTAAATATATTGTTTTAAAATTTTTCTTTGTTAAATTGTTTTTTAATTGATAACGAAATTTTAAAATACTACCGTATAGTACATAATCTTCTGGTGGAAATAGTATTTGTATATCTGACATGGTTAATCGTTATAAATTCTGGTTGCTGCTGAGGAATTTTGAATGGTATTTCGATAGACTTTCTTGAGATCTATCATTACATTTCTGTTTGATAATCTTTCAAATGCTAATATTGTATCTTTATTTGTAAAAATATCAACATCATTTGGTCTTGCTGTAATTCCGATATAATTTCCATCACTTGAAAAATCTGAGATATTTATCTCAAAATTTATTGAACCTGTTTCATAATCAACAGTTCCAATGTCTTCTACATATGTCTTTTTAGTAGCACCCGTGGAGATATCAATATCACTATAATATAATTTTAATACACCGTTATAATCTTCTATATAACATAATTTTTTGACTAATGCTCCCGATATTAATCTATTTGTATAGAATGTTGTGGATACTATAACTGGTAAATAATATGATTCTGGGTGATATAATTTATTTTCAAATTCTATATTAAACTTTTGCTTAATCCCTACGGTTGGATAAACTCTTTTTTCCATAGTTGTTTCTGAATTTGAAGAAACTATAGATGGGTGAAATGTCGAAACATTTGTTAAAAATTCTGATGCATAAAAATCATCATCAAATCCTGTATAATTTGTTAGTGCATAATTTTTAACATTTGTTTCTATTTGTTCTTTTATTTTTAGTTCACTATCAGATGTTATGCTTGGATCGTATTTTATATTTAAATTAAAATTTAGATATAGAATATCAGGATCTTTTATTTCTAGGGTCATTCCCACGGTTGATTTATTTTGTGTTATATATTCAATAATATCTGCTTTTTCTTTTGTTGATAAAAATGGAGCATTATATGGTTTAATTGATGCATATACTTTTCCATATTGTGGTGGATCATTATCCTCACCACCCCAACATCTAACAGACTCGACAGAACCAAATGATTTTAATATCATGGCTTCATAATCTGTTGTCGTAACTGCTCTATCTTGAACAGAATAATTTCTTAAAGCATTTTGTCTTATTCTCTCTATATCTTCTTTATCTGTTCCACCAGAAGAATATTGAACAGTTTCTATCTCATACCCAGATAAAGAGAATGATGAATAATTTACAGTATCATTTATTCCAATATTGTTTCCTAAACTTCCCGTTGTGAGTAATAGTTCAAACAATATAACATTTCCGTATTCTATTTTTTTCCCAAAGATACCATCACCAAATTGAATTGAATATTGATTGTTTGGGGTTTCATTAATAAAAAATACTCTAGATGTTTCATCAACCTCTGTTATGCTCTTACACAATAACCATTCAAATTGAATACCAGTTGTATCACTTATATCCTTCAGAATAAATGCTCTGATAAAATCTGTATCAATATTTGAATATGGTATTGTTATTTTATCCAGTGGATCGCCAACTATATGTGAATAGGTATTAAAAACACCCTGATATATTTCAACATCTTGTGCAGAGTATGAAATTATTTCTCCTGTATCATCAAATTCATATGGTTCTAATTGTGTTACCTTGGTAGTAACAAAAGAAATATTTGTACCATCTGAGGTCTTTGCACTTATTATTGTATTTCTTGGTATTATTAATTTATCAGATGTATAATCTTCTACACTTAATTTTATATTGATTGTTGCTTTTGCTGCTTTTGGTGATTTTGCAAAATAACCTAAATTTTTTGCAAGAGAAACAACTGATGCTCTTTTTATTGCTGTATCTAGAAATGATTCATTCAATGCTAAATTGTTGTAAATGCCATTGTAATAAGTATTATATGATAAAAGATCCATTAAAATATTTAACGCAGATCCTTCAAAAGAATATCCTTTAAATTCTTCTTGGTTATTTAAAAAATCAATAAGGGATGATTTTATAGATACGAAATCTAAGTTGCTTATTTGTGTTCTTTTATCCATCTTATCTTGTTCTTTCTACTGAAAGAGAAATTGATTCTGTTGTTTCCCCCGAATAATAATATTCAATTTGAATATCAATTGCATTATTATCTTCATTCGATTTGACTTCTATTCTTTTGATTCTTACTCTGGGTTCGTATCTTAAAATGATTTGTTTTATTCTATCTTCAAGGTATTTATTTGAATTAAATATATAATTTTCAAATAAATATCCTCTTAAATTTGGTCCAAGATCAGAATTAAAAGGTTTTTCATATAATCCTAAAAGTAATAGAGTTTTTAACGCTTGGTTGACAGCGGCATTTCCTTTTTTTAAATTTAAATCTCCTGTTAGGGGATTTATTCCAAAATTTAAATCTATATCTTTACTTAACATATTACTCTCTTTTTTAATATGTATAATATATCAACCAAATAATACATTATTAGAAGCCGTTATTATGGGATCACCACAGGATGCTGGATCTCCCAGTCTAATAGCAGGGATATTATTTACAAATACTGTTTTTGAACCTGCAACTATTGTTGAAATACAATGAATAAAACATCCTGGCAAAGGAGAACCACAACAACCATGAGGTGTTACTGGGGAGTTTAAAAATGATGCAGGTTGAAAATTAACAAAAACATTACTCGAACCAGCAACTAATGAACCTCCACCGATTACCTGATCGCCAATTCTTGCTGCTAGTGCTTCCATTACGATGTTACTCCTACTCCAGTACCACCTGGTCCGGTTGCTAATCCAACACCAGTTCCATTTATATTAAGACCTATAGATAATCCACAATTACTTGGTCTACCACCTATACCATCAAATATTCCTAATATTTCAGAAATTACACCATCAATAAACTTGCCAGCAGCATCCAATATTGAACCGATTAAATCTGTTATTTTGGAAATAATTTCTGATATAATTTTTGTAATTGAGTCTATTATTTTTCCTATGGTATCTAAAACAGTTCCTATGGCACTCATAACCGCATTTATTGCTTCCTGAATCTTCTTTGCAAGAGAATCGATCAGAGAACCAATTGCATCCACTATAGAACACGCAATATCTGCTATGGTATTTACTATATCAGAAATAAAACCAGTAACAGAACTCAATGCTCCTTTGATAACTCCAAGTGGTCCATCATCCTTTATAACTGCACTTAATGGTTCTGTTAGTTGATTTGTTACAGAAGACATTGTATCGGTTACACCCTGAACAGTCGTCATCGTTGTATCTGTTATATTTGTAACATTTTGTGCAACTTGATTTGCACCATTTGCAATATTTGACATTGCAGTTGTTGTATTTGTAAGAACAGATGGAGTGGAACTTGATAATGTTTTACTCAATTCACTAAATGATGATACAAGACCACCAGTTTGTGCTTTTAATCCTTCTGTAGTGTTTGCTGCTGCATCTAATGCTGCTAATTGTAATTTGAGAGTTTCTACTGAAGTTTTAACTAGAGTTAATGGTGTTGTACCATTTATTGTTCTTCTCCAAGTTCCTATTGAACCGGGAATATAGACATATGGTGTAACTGGAGGCAGTGGAGCATTTGTTCTTACAGGAACCAATCCATTTGGTCCTACTGTTGCATTTTCTGCTGCTTGAGCACTCGGTCCATTTAAATGGATTTGTTGTGCTGTTTGGAATATAGAAGTATCAGATAATAAATTTAAAAATCCATTTGAAGAAATATTTAATTGAGTAGACGAAGAAATATTTGTTCTTGCTTCACCAGTCAATCTAATATTATTGGCAGAATATAAATCTATTAAATCTAATGTTGTTAAATTATATTTATTGCTTGTAAAACTTATTTCTGTTGGTGATACAAATGTCCAATTACCTTCAACATCCATATCAAAACCAGCATTACTATTACCCATACCAACTTTTTCATAACCCCATATTCCTATTACATTACTCTGCAACAAATACTCACCAGTTACTCTTTTTTCTTCATTACCCCCAACTTCAGTGAGTTTTAATCCAATAACTTTTTGATGATATTCATTTCCAATAAATTCTTCTTTATTTACACCTATTGTGTATTTTAAATTACCATTAGGTATAGTTGTTTCTGAATAACCACTTGTTACAAACAAATTATCAAAGATTCCATCCACTCTTACATCTCTGGAACCACCTATTTCTGTAACATGATCCTCACCAACAACAACATGCATATGACCTGCAACTTCTAAATTATAATCGCCATTTACAAAATGATTATAATTTCCGGCTTCTTGTCGTATATTTACATCTCCACGATCAACTAAAACATTTGCATCACCATTTTTTAATCTTAACTGACAATTTCCCTTATTCACTAAAATGTTTATATTTGCATTTTCACCAATTTCAATATCAAAATTTGTAGTTTTTGATGGCGTATTCTGTGTTTTATCTGCATTAACTAAAATTTTTAGTGCTTTATCTATAGTAACATTACAGTGACCATCTATATGAACATAATTATCTCTCAATATACTGGTATAATTATCTCTTACAACTTTAGTTACAGAGTCACCATTTGGATGAATTTCATGAAAAGATCCTGATCTATGAAAAAGATGGAGTCTCTCTGATCCTGGGGTATCATCCATTTCAAATATATGACCAGATTCTGATTCATATACTTTATTAAATGGATATAAGGAACTTTTATTTTTTCCTTTTTTTATACTCTTACCCTTAACCTTGCCATATGAGGTTTTAGGTTCATTCCAATTACCAGCAGTTTCTATTGGATTTATATTTGCGTTTGGTAGACTACTCATATTTTTAGGTTACTCAATTGATTTGTTATATTTTCCATAATTGTTTTACCAGTTTTCATTATATTATCATATAAAGTAGAACTACCACTTTCCTTCAATGTATTTAGTGGACTAACACCAGTATGAATTTTTTCCGCACTACTATTAGTAGGAACTGATTTATATTGACTATATGTATTTTTCATTGAAGAAGTTGAACTTGAAGTTACATAATTAGGTGGAACTCCAAGACCCTTATTGGTTCCAAGGTTCACACCAGTTAATCCAACAACACCAGTTACAAATTTTGGAAAAAATATATTTGCAACTGGTATATTTGTATCCCTTAAACCACCATTTTCTCTGGATTTTGTTTTTAAATCAACAATCGTAGAACTTAGACGATTCTGATCATTCAATGCTAAAATATTAAAATCAGGAGTTCCTTGTTTTCTACCAGATGCACTTTGTGTATATTGTTTTCTTGGATAGTTTTCAGATATTCCAGAATCTTTTAATTGAGCACCATGATTATCTCCTTCGGTGCTGGATCCATTTGGATATGATCTTTGGACATTATCTACTGGATAATTTTTTAATTTATCAACATCTCTTAAATCTTTAAATCCTGTGCCATAATTCTCATTCAATTCTTTTATCGAATCTGAATTTAATCCTGATATTGCTCCAATTATTATTGGTATTTGATATACACCAGGATCAGCAAAAAATCCAAGAACCCATGTTCCTTCAACTAATCCAACAGAAGAAAATCCTTTACCAGAAATTGCAGGAGAAGTTACTGGTTGAACTGTTGTAGCCCAAGGTAAAATATCAGTTGGTGTTAAATTTTTATCTTCACTATGAAATCCAAATATTCTGACTTTAACTCTACCTGCTTCTAATGGATCCATTCTATCTTCCACAACACCGAAGAACCAAGCAAATCCATCTTTACCCATAAACCCTTGCATAATAATTCTCCTTTAAGACTTTGAAGGAATATAATATGAGTCTCTTCTTAGTGATAAAGATGTTCTCAAATTAAAACCAAAATTACCACCTTTATTCTCCAAGGTGTGTTTAATTGCAGTTATTAAAAACTTTCCAGTAAAAAATGGATCAAGATACGGATCTAGTACATTAGAAATATCTAATTGTGGTCGTGAAAAATGAACCATATCTCCCAATTGTATACCAACATTTCCTGGTATTTCCACATCTATTCCTACTTGATCCATAGATTCAATTGCCGACAATCTTGGTAGTAACCATTTTTCTACAGAATTTGAAGACACATTACTATTCAAAACATTTTCATTACTAGAATACATATAACTCGATTTGGGATAATATTTTACTACAGTATCAGGATTATCGTATACTTTATTAAATATAACTTTTTGTGGATCATAGTCAGGATTAACTAATTGTTTATCATATATGTGTGGTTGTGTATTAAAAGAGTCTCTATAATTAAATATTGTTTTTGAATATTTTTTTCTTGTTATATCAAATGTCAAACATGTAGAAGAATACATACCATTTTTTGCATTTGACAATGGTGAAACTGCTTTACCCGTGTGTTGTAAACCAGCAAAAGAGCCTTTATATGTTACTTTTCCTTTTGAACTTTCACTTGGTGCAGTTTCTATTCGTATACCATCTGTATCTTTTTTACCTAAAACAGGTGATCTTGATAACATAGAACCTATACTAATAAATCTATAATTATGATCCACATCTTCATAGAAAACAAAATTATTGTTTACTTTTTCTTTTGCATCTCCAGATTTTTTATTTTGATTATATGTTCTAGAAGCAATTAAATTTATTGCTTTGAGTGGTGATATGTTTGGTATGTGTATGAGATTTTTAATATTAGTTTCTTCTACAATTATATTTTCTATACCAAGATAATTTTTTGCTATTTGTTTTACAATATTACTATTAGTATCAAAATAAGACTCTTTTACCTTTTTGAATTCATTTATAAACATGGTATAAGAACAAAAACTTAATATGACAGTCTGTTTAAAAAGACCTTCTCCATCTCCCTCCATAGGAAGAATTTGAACTTTATAAACATAATATTTTTCAAAATTTAAACTATTATCTTTTGTTACTGGTAAAGTTTTTGTTTTTAACTTAAAATATAGTTGTTCACCTTTACCTACTATTTTTTCATTAAATAATTTTGAAATTCTTGTGCTTGGATAATCTATTAGAGATATATTACCAGTGACAAATGGTTCATATATGCTCTGATATATGTCCACAGAAGTTACAAGATCTGTTATATCGACTATATCTCTATCACCATCAGATACTAAGTATATACTTTGTAGTTGTTCTAATGTTATCATGTAAATAATCCAATATAATCATTATTCATCTGAATAGCATAATTTTTGTGAGGAATAATTATATTTCTTTTTTCATTGTTTATACTTAATTCATAGTCATTATTTGTAACAACATTTATATTGTTACCGTTAATATATGATTGTAAATATCCAAGTAATGGATCCAACCAAACACCATCTTTTTCAAAATGATGTAAACTCTGTAAATCATATTCACTTATTCTCATTATAATTCCTATTTCAAAATCATTTTCATCAAAAATAGTAGCAAATCTAATAAATTTACCATCTATCAAATCAAGTGTTAATTTACTAAGAGAAGGATTCCATTCTATAACTTTAGCAGTAGTATTATTTCTAGTTTTTACTATATCACCTGGTTTTATATTATATTTTTTTACTGAATCTAATTTTAAAAATACAGAAATATATGAACCATATTTTAAATTCATCATTCTATTGAATGCATCTGTAGTTAATGGCCAATCATTGTAAACATCATTAATACCATTTGCGATTAAAATAACCCAAGATAATCGTTGATCGTCATATACTGTAGATGCTATTGATTCTGGGGTATCTCCATCAGAAATGAGATAGGGATCTGAATTTTTACCATTTTTTAAATATTCTGGTAAAGTTATTACAGAAGATATATCTGTCAAATTTATAATATTATTATCTTTATCTGTTGTTTGGATATAATTGTGTTTTGTAAAAAACATAAATCAGATTCCTGGGAAAGTATTTTTTAAATTCATTGGTGATGATTTAGTGCCTTCAGAGAACATTCTTGTAAATGCAAAAGATACTGTTTGTTTTACATATTCATCACCCGGCATCCAGCTATATTCAATACCAGAAACTGAAGTTGGATATATCTGTGTAAATTCTGTATTATATATTTTATTATTTGCTGTATCAATTTGTGATAAAATTATAGATGAATTGAATGAATACTCTTCCATATAACGAACACCAGGAGTATCACCATCAAAAGTAAAAACATTTTCTTGCCATGTTAGGAAAAACTTTCTCTCTAAAAAGTCTTTACTCATTCTAAATGTTAAAGTTATATTATCTCCATAATTCAACATATAAGGCATTTTAACATTTGGCAACATATTTAATCTATAATCAAATGTTTCCAATGTTTGTGTTGGTAGAGAAACCGCTTCACAAGTAAATCTAAAACCAAACTTATCTTTTTTATAGTAATCTGTTAATGGTTTTATATTAGATGGGGGAAACACAACACAGAAAAATCTGTTGGTTTTATAAAAAGATTGAGAATCTATTAAAAATGCAGAATAGTCATTTGTTGCTGCATCTAAATTAAAATCATTTGCTCTTTTATTTGAAAGATTAAACTGCGATAATCTGTCTCCGGTTTTTAAATCGTTTAAATTATTCAATCCTGTATTAAAGGGGAATAAATTTGATAGTAGTGGGTAATTTTGTGGCATTTAGGTTAGGTTCTCTTCTGTTATTATTTTAAATTCCCAGTTTTGTTTTTTGGCAAAATCTTCTGCTGCCTTCCATTTTGAATTATTTATTACCCAATTTTTCATTTCTTTCAAAAATGTCTTATTAGATTTATTTGTGCTTTCTTTTGGTACTTTACACTGTCTAGATGGCTTTATTTCTATAAGATAGGTCTTGACTGATCCGTTTTTTTCAAGAACCTCTATTACAAAATCTACATAATATCTATGCATTTTCTTATCAATTGGGGAATAATACGGAACAAACATCTCTTCTGATGCCCATTTTAAGATATTTGGGTTTTTATCACAAAAAACCATAAATCTACGCTCAAGTAGGGATCTGTAGATGATATTTGCAGGATCACCTACATATTTAGATGGTATTTCTGGTCTATATTTACCTTTATATGGCATATAAATAAAAAAGAGTAGAATTATAATCTTATAAAGGTATTTAGATGCCACAAAATACAGAACCTGTCAGTAATTATATAGACCCAAATTGGTACGAAGAAGTTAGACAATTTCAATCAGGAAATCTAACTGGTCCAGTTCAACCGGCAAAATACATAACACCAATTAGTTCTAGAACTATAAGCGAAAATCCGGTAAATCAACAAGAATTGAATACTATTCAATCTAGAGAAGCTGCAGTCAATATATCAAATTTAGAATTACAAAAAGCACTTAATGATTATCCAAATATTATAAAAAATAGAGCATTACAGGCTCAAATCAGAGAGCAATATTCAAATAAACAGATGTTAAATTCTGCATTTCCCCAAGAATATTCCTACACTACTGATATAAAAAAGTTAAAAGATCGTTTAGTTTTAATACTATATTCACCAGATGCTAATTCAAATCCGGGATTCAATAGGTCAAATAGAGATCAAAAACTATTTTTTGATACTTTAGATCTATTAAAGGAAAAATTTCAAGCAACATCAGAAGTTGTAGGTCCAGCAAAAGATATTATAAAAAATAATATACCATTTGGTAATGCAATATTTGGAACTATTGAAGAAGCAGCAGATTCTACTAAAAAATTTATAAATGAAAAACTATTAACATCCCAAGCAGTAGGCGAAGCAAAGGGAAAATTTGAATATCTAAATCAAAAATTTTATACAGAAGGATCAAAGGGAGACAAATATAAAATAATTTATCTGCCCCTTCCACAAGGACAATTAGTTGATAGCCATTCACATTCTATTCAGGGTGTGGCTATGAATCCCCTAATTCCAATTATTGGTGCTGGATTGGGTATAGCAAATTCAATATTAGGTGGTGGACAAAAAGGAGATAATCGTGATGGTGGTAGAGGATTTCAAGCAAATGCTGCTGTTGGTTCATACGCTTTAAACGCTCTACAATTAACTGCAAGAAAAGCAATTAATCCAGCACAGGAAACACTATATCAATCACCAGTACCAAGACAATGGCAATTTACATTTACATATGTTCCTACGAATAAAACAGAGGCAGAAAATTTCTTCAATATAGTTGAAATGCTAAAACAGCATTCATATCCGACATTAGACGCAGATGCAGTTCTATATAACTTCCCAGGAACTGTTCATTTTTACTTTGTCACAAATGGAACAGAAATATCTGAAGGCGATTCAAATCCAAACGATCCAAATATTAATACAAAATTACCAAGAAGTTTGTATCCCTGCTTTATAAAAAGCGTTCAAATAAATTATATAAATGAAGGTGGAATCTTTACACATTTCTGGGATGGAAATCCTACATCAATAAATCTAACACTAGATATTGTTGAAAGCAAACTATTATCAAGAGAAAGTTTAGATAGTCAATTAAATGGCATTAAAACTTCATCCAGTACATTAGATAAACAGAGTATTAAAGAACAAACATTTAATACTCCACCAACAGCAATAGCATAAGGAGAATATAATGAGTGATTTGATGAACTTAATTTCTTTACCAACATATACTGTAAAAATACCATCAACAAATAAACCAATTCATTTTAGACCATTTGTTGTTAAAGAAGAAAAAATATTATTAATAGCACAAGAATCAAAAGACCCAAATCAAATTTATGCAGCAATAAAAAATATATTTCAATCATGCATAAAAGAAAAAATAGATTTTGAAACATTAACTTATTTTGATATAGAATATATTTTTATTCAATTAAGAATGAAATCTATGGGAGAAATAGTCGAAATAATAGTAAAAGACCCAGAAACAAAAGAAAGATTCGAAACACAAATGAGTCTTGAAAAAATAGAAATAAAAAATATTAAAAATAAAAAAGATTTTACTATAAAATTGAGTGATGATATTGCTGTAACAATGAAGTATCCAAATTTAAATATTATGAATAGCATAAAATTAGATTCAAATGAAAATATATCTGATGGCGTTATTATGATGATTTGTAATTCTATTGATACTATTTTTACCAAAAATGAAGCAATAAATGTAAAAGAAAAAACACAAGAAGAAATTATACAGTTTGTTGAGAATTTACCAAAATCAATGTTCGATAAGATAACTTCTTTTTTTGATAAATTACCTTATATTGTTTATGAGGATGAATTTATCACACCAAAAGGAAAGAAGATACCAATTGTTATAAGAGATTTTAACAATTTTTTTCGCTAATGCTCTCAGTTGAATCTTTAAAAATAATGTATGAAACTAATTATGGATTGATTGAGAGCAAAATATTTTCCCTCGATGTATTGGAAAATATGATACCTTGGGAAAGAAGAGTTTATATAGGGTTGTATATTAAATCACTGGAAGAGCAAAAAGAAAGAATAAGACAAGCACAAATGAAAAATAAAAAGGTAGTAAGAGGTTAATTTAATGGCTAAGAAAATAGAAACAGCACTATTAAAAGATATTAAAACCCTAATACTAGGAATGGCTGTAACATTCAAAGATGTTCTTGAAAAAACAAATGAAAATAATGAAAAACTATCAAAGGGTGAGATTCAAGATAATAAAAAAACAAATGATAAAAATACAAAATCTATAATAGAAGAAAATAAAAAAGAACAAAAATTAACAAGAATAGAATTAAAAAAAACCAATAAAGGATTAAAAGATTTAAAGGAAGCAATAAAGGATGTTGGTGGAGATTCTGGTGGAGATAGTGGTTTTGGTATTCTTGGTTTGGGTATTCTAGGAACACTTGGAACAATATCAACTGCTGTTTTGGGAATAGCATCATTACTTCAAGGCTTGAAAGATTGGTTAGATGGAAAACCTGCACCATCGCCAACAGCACAAACTGCAGCAAATGTTGCATCTGAGACAACAGTTGCAACTAGATCAAGTCCTTCAAGAATTACACAAAAAGCAGAAAAAATAAAAACTGCAGTTACAGAAGGTAAAAAAGCAGTAACAGGAAAAGAAACTCTTAAAGAAGCAAAGATAACAACAGAAGAACAAAAAATACAACCAGGTGAAGAATTCAAAGGTAGACAAACTTTATCAGATTCTGAAAATACTTTAAAAAATAGATTACAGAATCGAAGACTCGGAATACCAGAAAATACAACACCAGAATATAGAAAACATTTAGAATTTACAAAAAATAGAACAGCACAATCACAAGTTACAATAGAAACAGAAAAACCATTATCATTTAAGCAAAGATCACAATCCGCTATTGAATCTGTGAAGGCTGCTCGTGCAGGTATTTCACCGGGGAGAACTGCAGTTACTGCTGGAGGTGCGGCAATAGCAGGTGGTATAATGGAATATGCGATGGAAAAAGACAATTTAAAGGGTACGGATTTGGCTGCAGCAGTTTCTTGGGCTATGGGAAGAGCAGGTTTGCAGGCTGCTGCATTTGATACTGCACTCACGGGAGGAACTACATTAGCATCATCATTGGGTCTGAAAGCAACAGCAGCAGCAGTGCCCCTTATAGGATGGGGACTTGTTGCTGGAGATACCCTAGTCAAAGCATATAATGCTGCAGATTGGGGTAGAAATGTTGCAGAGCAACAAGTTTTAGGACAATATAGTGCAGAATTGGATAAAGCAACTAAAGAAGGTATAGAGGAATTAAAACTTGCAGATAAATTGAATGATGAAGGAAATGTAGAAAAAGCAAAGCAAATAGCAATTTCAGCAGTTGCTAAAATGGCTAATGCACAAAAATCTTTCTATCAATGGCATAATGTAATAAAAACACATGAAAAACTAAATGATATTGTTGATATGGATAAGGCTTTCCAAAATTTTGCATTTATGGGAAGTGATGATCAACAAAATTATAGTATATCAGATGCTAATTCTATAATTCAAACAGTTAAAAGTGAAATCGATGAAGGTGATATGTCAAACACTAATGTAATTGCTTCAAAATTACAATCACTTTACAATAAAGATAAAACTGTAACAAAATTAATAGACAATATTGGTGTAAATGATACTGTAAAATTAGTTCAAAATGGTCCAGAAGCACTCAAAGAATATAATGAAAACTTGTGGGCAAAACCAGATGAATATTATGCAGCACATGAAAAAGAATTTAAAGAGTCTGCGAGAATAGCAGAGTTGCAAAGAATTCATAATGAACAGGTAGAAAATAGTCAAAGAGATCCATATTACATGAGTAGGTTTGAAGATGAAGGTGAAATTAAAGGAACACCAAAAGGATCTCATATTATTGCAGGAGAGAATTCAAAATCAGAAGCAATAGTATCAACAAAACCAAATGCATTTGGTGTAAGTTCTGCAATAGCAGAAAATTTAAATGATATGATGCTATCACAAACAAATAATAGTATTCAATCAATACAAAAAACTGCATTAATGATTCAAGATGCTTTACAGAGTTCAAAGAATGAATACTTTGATGTTACAAAAGCACAACCAATTGCTTCTTCTGGAAATAATACAAATAATATTGTTAATAATATTGTTGCTGGTGGTGGTTCGGGTGAACCAAATACTCAATTCCAGCCATCGATGTTAACAATGATGAATAATCCAGAATTAGTATTGCAGAGAGTATCATACGATATAAACAAAGCATCACTATTATAAAAAGAAAAGAGCCAGATTTCTCTGGCTCTCTTCCACACCGCTTTCACATTTTACTCACTCGTCATCATTAGTAAGCTTCTCGAAGTAGGACATTGCATCCTCTTCCTCAACC